GACGATGCTTGAAGCCCATGGGTCCTGCGGCTCGCCGACGGGGTGCCAGAAGCGGATTTCTATGCTGACAAGGTTCTCGACGCCTGCCGTCTTCACCGCCGCAACGGAGAAGCGGCTTGCGTATATCGTCTGACAGCAGCCGACGCGAACGTTCCCGCTTTCCTTGTTCTGTCCGTAGAAGTCGGAGTAGACGGCATTCCGTATGTCCGTCTTCATTGACGGGGGCGTCGATACCGTCTTGTGGTACACCACCCGTATCTGGACGGCGCGCTCCTCTGGACGGATGATGCCGTACGGATAGACGACGCCTCCGAACTCTTCGTCGGGGAACATGATCCGCGTAAACTCGCTGTAGTCTGCGTAGTAGTAGTACGCCGCCGGAACGGAGCCGGCGATCTTCCAGACGTCGAGGGCTTCAGCGGAAACGGGAAGCGCCGCGACGCTTGCCTTCTCGCCCTTGTACGAGTACGGAGCCTGCATCGGGTCTATTCCAGACGGAAGGGGAAGCCAGCCGCTTTTCTCGTCAAGGCAGGTTCCGCATCCCGCGTCCTTCTTCAGGTAGATCGCTTCGGCTATGTCGACGTCCTCTCCGCCGTAGACGGAAATGGCTACGGAGTGCGGAGCTATGCAGACGCCGTGCTTAACGACGGTCGTGCCCGTCGGATTTTCCAGCACGCGGCAGTCGATGACGTCCTTGATGTTCCAGATGGAGCCCTGAATGCTTTCGACGGTGCCGTGGGCGTTCTTCGCGACGGACGCGAACCGCCGCGCCTCGAAGTCCCACTGGCTTTCCCTGTCCCATCCGATGACCCCTGCCGCCTTGTTTATGGCGGAAGTCCATCCTGGAACGGTCGTGACTATCTGGGTGAGCGTCTCCTTCGTGCACTCGACTGCCCCCGCCTTCGTGCAGCGGAACAGGACCTCCGCTTCTCCGCTTTCAGGTATCTCCGTATCCTGGATGCACTCGTAGCGGATATTCTTCTGTTCTTCGGGGAGCGACACGATTTCAAGGGACGCCATGACCTGCGCCCCCGCGGGGATGACCGTGCCGGGAAGCCCCCCGCAGGTCACCGTGACGGTGGTCGGCTGGGCGATCTTCCTGTCGAGGAAGTATATGTAGCCGATCGCGTCCTGCCACGGTCCTTCGGCTACGCGCGGGTTCAGCTGGTTCGAGATGCGGAGGATTTCTGCGTTCGTCTCTGCAAGAAAGGACGCTTCGGAATCAATGAGCTGTCCTGCGGGGGTGGACGGGTCGACGTCAAGCAGGGGGTGACCGTCCTTCTTGAACGCCTCCTGCCAGTTGGCGGCTACGGCGTCTCGAAGCTCCGCCGTCTCGGGGGCGGTCAAGCCGACGGCCGCATCATATTCCAATCTTGGCATTCTCGCCCTCCACGCTCGTCACCGATATTTCGCCCGTCAGCAGCCTTGTCTCCGTGTCAAGCGTGTCTATCTCGATAGAAGTGACTTCCTTGACGTCTTCGACAAGCATGGCCGCATCCCGAAGACGGGCCTTCAGCACGGACGGAGACGGCTTCCTTCCAAGCGTTATTAGATAATACGGCAAGCCGCGCTCTCGCTCAAACGCGAGGTCGCCCTCGAAGACGCGGCACTCGTTGGCTACGTTCTGCGCCGTTGCATAGGCGCCTTCGGCTACGACGATGCGCGCGGACGGCGGGTTCAGCAGGGGAACGGCGGAGATGGACAGGGAAAAGGTGCAGGCGTCGAATTCCGCGTCTTCTTCATTGTACTCGCGCGTCGTGAAGCTGATGCTTGCGGGGCGTCCGGAGCGGAGCTGGTAGTCGTGGCGGATCGCCTCCTCGCCGTTGACGGAAAGGACGATCGTCTGCTCGCCGTCAAGCAGGGCGGAGCCGTTCGACCGCCAGACGATGGAGACGGAATAGCTGAAAAGGGCGTTCCGCATCCATGTCACGGAGAAGGTGCCGAATTCGTCGGTCGGTCCGCTTGTGCGTCCGTCGCCTTCCGTTTCGTACGTCACGTCCAGCGACATGCGGGGAAACGTCTGGACGAAGCCGTCTGCGGACATGTCCTCCGCAAGCATGGAAAGCCCGTCTCCGGAGACGAAGGAGGACGCTATCTTCGCCGTCCTTGCAGGGGGAAGGCTGTCCGTGTCCAGCATCAGGTCCCACGAACCCGGTTCAAGCTTCAGCGTTCTTCTGGTATGAGGCATGGCTTTCCTCCTGCTAGTTGACGGCCCCCCAGAAATGACTGGCGTAGACACTGCCCGATGTTGCCGAGATGTTCTGCATCGCCGTCACGTTGCCCGTAGCCTTGAGCGTTCCGTTGATGACCATTTCACCGCTGCTTCCGCCTCCAGCATCGTTCGCCGTGAACGGTCCGTTCATGCCGATGGCGGGGGCAGTCGTCGTGACGGTCGATGCGCCCTTCATGTTAATAGCCCCGCCTCCTTCCGCGCCGAGCGGGGCATTCACGTCTATCTCCGGCGCCTCTATGCTGATCCTCGTTCCAGACTTCAGAACAATATCCTTCGGGGCGTTGATTTCGATGTTCTCTCCAGCTGGATCGAGGAACACCCATGTCGTCGGCGCGGCGGAAAGCAGGCCGCCCATGTAGAAGCCGTCCGACATGTCGTACGCCCTGAACGTTCCGGCGGGAACCGGCTCCGTGCCTTCCTGCTGCAAGTTTGAAATGTCCTGCTGGGCGAATATGGCAAAGCCTATGTCCCCCGGCTGCGGGTCAAGCACGACCGCCGCCTTTCCGGCGCGGAGGCGGAAGAAGGGCAGTTGCGGAATCGAAACGGGGTCAAGCCCCTTGCCGTCCGCGCTTCTCTGACGGATTAGGGGCGTAACAGAAACGTAGCCTGCAGGCTTCATTTTCCCCGCTTCCGAGTTGACGGTACAGCTGTCCACCCGCACGGGGATCGCCGTGTTGACGAGCCCCTTGACTATGCCCTCGATGATGAAGGCGAGGGCATTGTACTCGGACGCGCCCGTATTCAGGCGCTTGTTTGAAGTGTATGTATCGTCCGCCATAGCACCTCCTATACCTTAGCCTTTTCTTTGGCTTTGTCCTTCGCCTTGCCCTTCGCGTCCTTCGGCGGGGCGTCGAGGGGCGAGGCTTCGATCTCCGAGAACCAGTCCGCAGGAGAGTTGCTGAAGGCGACAAGCCTGTGTGTCAGCTTCGTGACCTTCCAAGTGCCGGATGCGCCGGGGACGATGGATTTGACTTCGACCATGCCGCCGAGCTGCAGGTCCGGATTGTAGAGCGTCTTGGCTACTATGCCGTCGTTATTGAACGTCGGGTATCCGATCAGCCCCGCGTCCGCGCTGACAAGCACGGCGTTTCCGCTGTCCAGCCCCTTGTTGAACGGCTGGATCGTCACCTTGTTGTCGTCGATCAGCAATTCGCATCCGACCATGTTCGCCACCGCCCTCATCTTCTGGATGGGCGAGCCGTTCAGGACGCAGTTTTTCACGGACGCCGTAACGCCGTTATTCTGGAACGAATAGCCGATCTCGCCTGCAAACTGGCTGATGAGGCTTTCCGCCGTCTGGCTTCCCTTGACGGAGACGGGCTTCGACGCCTTGAGTCCTGGGTACGAGCCGGCGGCGGCTTCAATGTGCATCTTGATCGTCGGCGCGGCAGAGAAGTCTGCCCATGCCCCCGTGATCTCTCCGGCAAACGCCATCGAAAGCCCTTCCGTCTCGTCACCCGCGAATATGGTGATCAGGTTCTTCTTCTGCTGCAGGGGCTTGAAGGCAAGCGTCGTCAAGGACGCCATCTCGTCCAGAGACATATTGTATATCTCGACGGTCGCCTTGTTCTGGTCAGGCTCGCCGGGCTTTTCAATGTCGACATGCGTTTCAAGCCCCTCGTATATGGCGGTATTGTTCGGACCGGAGCCGAAGGTGCCGCTCATGAGGCGCACGCCGACGCGGATCACTTTCTTCGTAAACGACTTCATCGGCTACTCCTCGTCTTCAAGGGCTTCGGGAAGAGTTTCGCCGTCGCTCAGGTAGAGCAGCGCCCACCTGTCCCCAAGCCCCCGCCAGTCGGGATGCTCTCGCCCCTGCGTGTCAAGGAAGACGAGACTGCCGGAGAAGACGGTGGACGGGCTTTGGTTCACCGTCTGCCCGTTCAGGCACACGCATCCGTCGAAGACGCGCTGGTCGCCCACCCGAAGTCCTGCATAGAGGCGCGCCGCGCCGTTAGGCTCGCTTCCGAACCATCGGAGCGTTATCGTGCAGGGCTGTCCGTCAAGCAGCACCTGCAGCTCCTGCGCCGGAAGCGGCTGCAAAGGAATTTCTACCATGTCTAGCCTCCGTTCAGCCAGTCAAGGGCGCCACGCATCATCGAACGGCGGCGTCCCGACGGCGCCTGCGCCTGCGTCTTTCCCGTCTTCGCCTTCGATGCATTGGCGGGGCTTTTCGCCTGGTCCTTCGTGATCGCCTTTGCCGTCTGGCTTGCCGCCGTCTTCATCTTCGTCTCGACTTCCCTCACCTCGACGAGCTTCAGCTCCACGACAAGCATCTGAGCCCCGCCGTCCGCCTTCCGGACGTACGAATAGGACTGGATGTTCAGGTTCTTGTACTCCGCCGCCGGCGTGACAAGCGAAACCTTCTGCACGCCGGAAGCAAGTTCGTCTATGGCGGCAAGCACGGGCTGCTGCAGGGCGTATTCCCTCGTGCAGCCGAGCGTCACGGTCAGCTCCTTCGGACCAGCCTGCTTGTTGTACGAAGCGAACGACCCCTTCTCCACAGGCTCCGAAGCCACCGTGTCCTCCGCCTGGCATTCCATCTCGAAGAAGACGTCGAAGTCTATTGCCGCGCCCCCGCCCTCCGACTGGACAGTCCAGACGGGAGCCGTCTGAAAGAAAGAGAACAGCATCCTGCACCCCCCTACTTCACGGGCGTCCCCGTGGCCGCCGGACTGGTGAGGCGGTGCCTCTTCAAAGCCCCGCCCATGTCTCTGGCTACGCCGTCCGCGTCGCGCGCCTGCGTCTGGACGTTCATCGTTCCGATATGCACGGACGCGTCCGTATTCCCCGGACGAGCTGCATGCGCCTGCGCCCCTGCACGCGCGGGGGCGCCTGCAGGCATGCGGAGGGCCATAGCCCCCGCCCCTGCGGAGAAGGAGTCCGCCTGCGCCGAAAGCTCCGTCAGCATCGAGCCGAACTGCGTCCGTATGGCGTTGGACGCGGAGCGGAACTTCTCGACGGCAAAGCGGCTTGTGGCGTTCCAGACGGCGTCGAAGCCCTTCTTGATCCCGCCTGCCGTATCCTTCATCCCGCTTTCCATCTTGCCGCCGGCTTTCTCCGTCTCTTCGTCCGCCCCGCCGAACATGTTCTTGATGAAGCCCGGTATCTTGATGCTTCCGAGTATTCCGTTGACCTTTTCGACGATCCAGTTCCGCGCCGTCTCCAGCAGGGAGCCGAGCCAGTTCATGAATGTGTTCCATGCGGCGGCAAGCGCGTCCGAAGTACCCTTCTTGAAGTCTGCCCACATCGTGCTGAAAAGCGCCCCGACGTAGGCAAGCCCCGCGCTTATGGGTCCGGCTATGGCGTCGTACAGCCCCCCGAAGATGTCCTTTGCGCCCTGCACCGCCTCTTCCCAGTTGTCCGTGAAGAAGCCGTGGATGACATGCCCTAGCCCGAGCAGCGCCGTCTTCAGCCCGTCAAGCACGCCCCAGTCGCGGAGCGTAGCCCAGAACGCCCTGACCTTCGCCGTCAAGCCGTCCCATATCTCGGAGCCTGTCTGCTTCAGGTCCTTCCATGCCTGCGACAGGGCGGCGGAAATCTCCTTGCCCGTTCCGAAGATCGCCCAGAAGTCTTCAAGCGCGGAATCGCCGCCTTCCAGATAGATGATGAAGTCGTCCACGACGGCGGCTATTGCCATGACTATGGCTATGAACGGCATCCAGCGCATCATCGACGCGCCTATCGTCCGGATGAGGGCGGGGAGCTTCGCGAGCGGGGGAAGGAGCTTTGCCGACAGGGCTACGCCTATTGCCGTCAAGGCGGCGGCGACCATTTCAGGGTGCGCCGACAGATATAGCGTCAGGTCGGTCAGGGCGGCGGAAAGCTTCTCCATGGCCGGAAGCACCATGAGGAGCAGTTCGTTCTTCAAGCCGTCGAATGCGCCAGACAGTTCCCAAAGCCCGATCTTCAGGCGCTTTGCCTGCTCTATGTGCCGCTTTTCATAGATGCCGATCTCCTTCGCCCTGCGGAGGTGGGCGTCCAGAGCCTTCTGCCCCTGCACGAGAACGCCTATCGTCGCGACGTCTATGCCCATCTCCTTGGCTTTCGCCGTGAAGGACTCGCGGCTCATCTTCTCCGCCTGGCCAGCAAGGTCGTGAAGCGTCTTCAGGGCGTCGCCTGCGCTTTTGCCGCTCATCGTCATCTTGCGGAGCGTCATCTCGAAGCGTCCGACGTTCCCCCCCGCGCGGGTTATTGCGCCCTGCCACAGCTGCAGCTCCTCGGCGGAGACGTTGAACGCCTGTCCAGCCTCTTCGGCGGCGGCGGCTCCGTTAATGAACGTGGAGATGGCTCCGCCTATGGCGAAGGTGCCTGCAAGCGGACCTATGATCTGGGCTATGAAGCCTTTGAAGCCTTCCTTGACGCGACCGAGCGCCGTCTCTATTCCTGAGGCCGCCTGCTGTGCGGCGCGGGGCAGTTCCCGCTGCATCGTCTGCGCCGCTTCACGCACTTCCCGCGTGACGCCCTTTGCCGCCTTCTCGCCCTTCTTTCCTGCAGCTATGCCTGCAGCCCCCGCTTCGGCGGCGGCTTCTCCTGCGCCGGTCGCGGCTTCGGCAAGCCCCTCCGCCTCTTCTGCGGCAGTCTGGAAGTTCTCTGCAAGCGCCTCTATTGCAGGGGATGCGCCCTCGACGGCGGCGCGAACCCCCGCGTCAAGCGTCGTTCCTATCTGCTGAAGCCCCTGCTCTACCTTGCTGGAGTCGAGCCCTATGGAGATGACCAAAGAATCGACGAAACCTGCCATGCGGCGTCCTCCGTATCGAAAAAGCCCCACCCCCGTAGGGATGGGGCTTCTTCGGCTATGTTCCTGCGCCCTGCCACGCAAGCCATTCGTTGTACTGGCTCACGGACGCTATCTCGGACAGCATCATCAAGTCCCGGTACGAATAGACCGTTTCAAGCTCATGCAGCGTCGCATGCCCTGCTCCGACGACGAAGGCTATTCTGGACGATACGTTCGCCGTCCTCGCTATGCCTTTGATCTTGCGTTGAGCGTCAGCGTATCCGGCTTCTCGGGGGTATCGGACGGGCTTCCACCCCCGAAAAAATCGAAGTTCATGCGGAACGCCTCCATGCGGAGCCGAAGCAGGGTGCGGAAGTCGCCGACGTAGGCATTCGCCGTCTCGGGCGTGACCTTCTCCTCCAGCTTGTCCGTGACGCGGTAGCAGCAGCCGAGCATCTCGTCGAGCAGGGGCTTCGCCTTGTCGTAGTCGATCTTGGCAAGCGCGGCGAGACCGTGCTCCGTCAAAAATTTGGCGGCGCTTTCTATGCCGTCTCCGGCGGGAATGTCCGATCCGGCGTTGGCAAGCACAAGCGCGGCGCGCATCGCCCATGCCTCAAGCTGGACGGCAGGCATTTCGCGGATGCGGAACTGAAGGCGGTTTCCCCTGTCTTCGAGGGTGACGAGCTTTTCGCGAAGCATGATGATTTCCTCCGGTATCTAGACGCTAGTAGGGAACGACGGCGCAGTCGGCAAAGTCGAACGTCCACGACGTCGGTTCAAGGACCTTGTGGGCGGACGGGGACGCAGTGCCGGACTTCAGGCACCCGTTGGTCCACGTATACACCCTGCGGATGGCGGGGATCGTCGCGACAAGCGTGCACTTGTAGATCGTCCTGTTGGCGTTCTGGGCACGGACGATCATCTCCATGTAGTTGTGGCTTTCCGACCCCGCCTCGAGCGAAATCTTGACGGTGCGGATGGCGGGGAGCCAGCCGGCGGCAAGCTTGCCGTCGACGCCCATCCTGTCTTCGGCAAGCGTCACTTCGGACTCTTCGTACATGAGGTCGGCGGAGAAGCCCGACAGCACGACGCCCGACGGGATGACCGTCTCGCAGGAAAGGACGAGACTGGCGTTCGCCGCGGTTATGTTGTAGAGAAGTTCTGCCATGTGTCTGTCCTCCTATGCCTAGACGAACATGCTGACGGGGACGACCAGCTTCTGGACGGAGCCGGCGTAGGTGAAGTAAAGCGACACTTCGGGGCTGTCCCTGTTCACGCGGTCGTTCGGACTGCCGTCGCGCACGACAAGGAAGAAGCCGTCGTTGACGAGGCAGGAAAGGGCTTGGTCGTTCATGCCCGTCTCGCGGAGGAACTGCGCCTTCTGCGGCTCGCTCAGGGTCATGCCCGTGTCGATGATGCCGTTCTTGCGCCCCCTGTTGATCGGCTCCTGAATCCATGCGCGGATCAAGGTATAGCCGTCTTCATTGTAGGGGACGCGGGGCGTCTGCTTGAAGCCCATCATGCACGACGTCTGGATCGCGGAGCCGAGCCAGATCATGTTCCAGAAGCAGTCGAGGAAGTTGAAGTTGCCGTACATTGCGCCGGGGTACAGCCAGACGAACTTGTCGTTCCTTGACGCGTACGCCCCGTAGAAGTTGCACCGCTTGTCGATGAGGCGGTCGGCTTCGGAAGGCGTGTC